CGTGGTTCCGTAAATGCACCAGGCCCAACATCTGCAACCATGGATGATTATTTAAATAAATCAAATTTAGGAATACGTAATGTACAAATAGATCCAGGCGATGTAATGAAGGATACTATTAACAAATCAAATTCTTATGGAGGGGTATCGAATTATGCCTTGACAACTGAGAGAGTTAGAAGCAAGTTAAGAGATCCTAACACTGTACGTAATAAAGTTTTCATTGGTCGTGCTATATCTGAGGGTATATTATCACCAACTTATGTGCAACAGAAGCCTGAACTATTTGAGATTGGAAGAATACTAAACACTACTGGTACTTCCAAACTACCATCTGGGAAGATATTAGGGAACGAGGACATTTTTCCAGAGAGGATTGCAAATGAGTCAAACATTATTGTTACAAGAACTCTCATACCAAATCAATTGTACAATCCAGAGTTGCAGTTCAATAAGTATGGAGTGATAAACGCAAAGACAAAGTTAGCAAAGGGTACACCACTTGCTAAATTCTTAGGTGGGTATGGTGATCCTATTACTCTGGATCATATAACAGATGACACTGAAAGATTGAAGATTGCAAGAAACCTTTATGTACATGCAGAATTTATGTTGTCTATCCAAGAACATCTAGAAAAAACAAATAGACACAGATTAGTTGTAACAGAAGGTTTGTATAAAAAACAAGAAGGTGAAACTCTAGATCCAGAGAGTTTAAACTTCCTTGCAACTAGAGGTCAGGCAGTTGTGTATGAAATCCGCAACAGAGGTGGTAATATAGACATCGATAAGACGTTTGATATTGCAACTCACTGTAAAGATTATCTAAACTTTGATAAAATGATATTAGATTATGATTCATATAACGCAGATAATAGTCTTAACGCACAGATAATCATACAAATGCCTCCAGTAAGTGCAGACTGGAAAATGAGATATAGAAACATTATTGAGACAAGATACAACAATTATACTCAAACTAATGGTGAACTTACCGAAATAATAGAACAAAGTAAAGTATCTGAGGATGTAGGACACCACTAAACGTTATAAATAGTGGTAATTAACTAGAGGTATACATGGCACGAGCATTTTCAATTGAAGACGGTTCACTAGACAAATCTATTGTAAGTTCTCGTAACGTTGCTTATAAAGATATAGATCTGACTTTCAGTCCAAAACCAGCGGGTGACATCTTTAAGAAAGTAGATGCGGCCGCGGTAAAACAGTCAGTAAAGAATCTACTGTTAACCTCTAGAGGTGAGAAACCATTTAATAATTTTTTTGGTTCTAACCTTAACAGTGCTTTGTTTGGATTAGACACGGAGTTCGATCCAGAGTTTGTGCAGAACTTGATATTCGATGCAATAACAAATCACGAACCAAGAGCAAGAGTTTTATCAGTATCTGTACTACTGAGACCAGAGAATAATACACTAGACACAACAGTAGAGTTTCAAGTGGTAAACACAAAAGAAATTGTAACACTAGATGTGTCATTAGCGAGGGTTAGATAAATGCCAGCAACAGTCATAAAATCTTCAGAGTTAGATTTTGCAAACATAAAAGAATCTTTAAAAAATCATTTTAAACAAAAAAGTGAGTTTGCTGATTATGATTTTGAAGCATCAGGACTTAATAATGTCTTGGATGTATTGGCATACAATACACACCTAAATGGTTTGACCGCGAACTTCGCAATCAATGAATCATTTTTAAATACTGCACAACTTAGATCTTCTATTGTATCACACGCAGAAACTTTGGGATATGAGGTAAGATCTCCTACAACATCTAAGGCAGTTGTAAATCTCAATGTTAACTTAGCAGGTGTTGCTAACAGACCATCCCAAGTAGAATTACCTAGTGGGTTTTCTTTTACATCCTCTATAGATGGGATCTCATACACATTTAGAACACTAGAGAGTTTCTTTGCGAAAGATGACGGATCAGGTAATTACGAGTTTAAAACATCTAAGGGGTCATCGGATATAACAATATTTGAAGGTGTCCAGAAAACAAAAACATTTATTATCGGTGAAAAGAATGAGAGACAGATTTTTGTTATTCCAGATAGTACAATAGACACATCAACTGCAAGTGTATTAGTTTTCGACACGGCAACTTCCACATCATTCAATAGTTATATTCCTTTGAAAGAGGCAATTAGTATTGATGGTAATAGTAGAGTTTATTCTATTCGAGAAGCACCTAATGGAAACTATGAACTAAACTTTGGTGATGGTGTATCTTTTGGTAAGAAACCAGATCCAGGCGAAAAGGTTGTTGTCACTTACTTGTCTACTAAAGAAGGCCTAGCAGATAACGGAACTGTTTTTACCGCAAACTCTAACTTAACAGTAAAACAAATAAACTACCCAGTCGTAACAACCACAGTAACAGAATCTACAGGTGGTGCACCAAGACAAACTATAGAGAGTATAAGACAACTTGCACCTTTTGCATATGCACAACAAGCAAGACTTGTTACATCACTCGACTATAAAGCAATGATCCTAAGTAATTTTGTGGATGTCACAGACTGTAACGTATGGTCAGGAGATCAAAACGTTCCTCGTGATTATGGTGCAGTATATGTTGCACTTAACTTTGCCGCAGGAACTGCTAATACGATAAAAGACAAAGTAAAAGCAGACATAATAACAAACTTTTCTGATAACCTTGGAATCGTTTCTATGACAACTAAGTATACAGATCCTACAGATCTTTTCTTAGAGTTGGTTCTAAGTTTTAATTTTGATCCTGCACTTACAGGATTTAGTTTGGCTGCAACTGAGAGTTCTGCATATAACTTTATGGTTCAATATTTTAATGAAAACTTAAATAAATTTGATAAGACATTTAGACGTAGTAATATGTTGACAGAGATTGACGCACTTGATCCTGCGATCTTATCAAGCAAGTGTGATGTCAAAGCACAACTAAGAATATTCCCAACAATAGGAACTGAGAGAAACTTTGAATTACAATATCCAATGCAACTAAAAGGTGCGGATGATTTTACATACACTGTTATCTCTAGTGTTTTCGAATATGATGGATCTATTGCACTTATTAGAAATAAATTAAATTCTCAGAGACTACAAATACAAAATATAGACGGTGATGTATTGTTAGATAATGTTGGTGAATTTGTACCAACAAGAGGAGAAGTAAAGATTGTGGGGTTTGCTCCACAAGCATTTATAGGTGGATCTGAGTTCATAAAAATATCAGCGATACCGTTGAACGAAAGTGTGGTAAAACCTTTACGTAATTACGTTGTGAGGTTAGATCCATCAGTTTCATTTGCAACTGCATCTATAGATAGACAAGATACTAAACTTACGGTAGGATAATGGCGCACACTGGTTTTGCACAAACATTAAGACACTTCGACAGACATGACATAAATGTCAGGAAAAGTTTGGTTGATGAGGTATTACCAGAACATTTTCGTTCTGATTATCCTCAACTCATCAACTTCTTGGATGCGTACTATGAGTTCCTTGACTCTGCTGATAACTTCGGTGGGGTTATCGAAGAACTACAGACTATTAGAGATATTGAAGATGCTAAGTTAGAATATCTAGATCTTATCCTTGACGAAATTGGTCTGGGTATATCGAATGGTCAGTTCACAACACCAAGAGAAGTCATAAGAAACTTTGGTAACTTCTTTAGAGTTAAAGGTTCTGAATATTCTATAAATGGTTTCTTTCGTGCATTCTTTAACGAGACAGTAGAGATCTTTCATCCCAAAGACAGTTTGTTTATTGTCGGTAAATCTAATGTTGGTACAGAGGATGCGAAAAGAATACAAGATGGTAGACTTTATCAGGTCTTCTCTACACTGATAAAAGGCCCGATCCCTCTCTTAGAGTGGGAAGCGATGTATAGAAACTATGTACATCCATCAGGGTTTTACTTGGGTGCGGCAGTTGTTCTTGAGGCAGAACCTGCATTAAATATTAGAACATTGACATCTATACCTTTTGTCAATCCAAATTTAAATGTCTTCAGTACTGCTGCATTCTCATATGCCGCAGAGGGTGAGGCAGTTGGTGCGATAAGAACTTCTCTCTATGCACCTAGTTTTGATGGTCTCGACTCAGATCAAGTTAATCCAGATGCAACTCTCTTCATGGAATATGATTATGTAACAGAAGGTTATGTAGAAGGTGATCCAGAGAAATTTGAATTACGAGATAGATACAGTCTGATACGTAAGATGTCTGATTGGCAGAATTTAACAATCGCTGAAGTAGAAAATTACTACAGTAGTATGAACGAGTTCGCAGGATTCAAGATTAGATTTGACGATTTTGCAGATCCAACTGGTGCATCATCAAATGGAGTAGTCAACTCTGCAGTAAGGTTCTCATCTACAAGAGATAAATTCTCACAGAGAGAATACATTGTAGGCACAAAGTAGTGACAAAACCCTTATAAATAAAGGTACAGTTTTTAGGAAATAAAAAATGGCAAGACAAATTATAGATAGAGGTACAACTGGTAACGATGGTACTGGTGATGATCTGTACACAGGTGCAGGTAAAATCAATGACAACTTTTCAGAGTTGTATGGTGATGTTGTACAGATACGTACTATTATAGGTGGCGATTCTGCATCAGAACTTGGTATAAAATTACACGACAGTACTAATAATGCTTCGTTTCTTGTTTACGAAGGAACTGCAGATTCTCATGAAACTTCTTTGGGAGTTGTTGACCCTACTGCAGACAGAGTTATTCTCTTGCCAGATAGTGACGGTACAGTCGCATTAAAACATAATATAACGGATGAAGTTGCAGCTCTTTCCACAACATTAGATTCAGATTACGTTGCAGAAAGATCTCGTGAACCAACACCAGATTATATTGACATCAAACATTATACAGTAGGAACCGAACCTGCAGGTGTACACGGAAGAATGATATTCGTCACAGACGGTAACGCAGGAAACCCATGTCTCGCAATATATGATAGTGCAGGTGGTTTTTACAGACGTATTGTCTTGGGTCAAGCAGTTAATACATAGGATATAGAAAATGCCAGCTACGATTACAGATACACTGAGACAACAGATTGCTCGTGATTTTTTCGAAAGGTTTGAACAACAAACCCACAATTACTATGTTGCGATAGGTAGATCAGAACCTTGGGACTCACAAGAAACTGTTCCTACTCCTGTAAACAGTCCAGAAGATGTTGCGAGACTGAGAGATGGTCTACAGTCAATGAAGAAAGTTGCGGCAACATCTCTTGTTGTTCCTAGAAACAATTGGTCAAATGGTCGAATATATTCATCATACGATGATGCAACAGGTGGATATCCTGCATTACCCTACTATGTGAAGAATGATAATAGTCAAATATATGTCTGTTTAGAAGTTGGTAGAAACAGACTAGGGGTTGCACAACCTTCCGTAATAGAACCTACAGGATCTAATAACGACTCATTCAGAACTACAGACGGATATGTATGGAAGTTCATGTATACGATTAGTGGTTCACGTGCAGAGAAGTTTCAATCTTCAAACTTCATGCCTGTACAAAAACAATTTACTATTGACTCTAACTCAACTGGTATTGAATTAAAACAGTTTGAAGTTCAGGACAGTGTCGAGGCTGGTGAGATTTTAAATATCGTACTACTAGATGGTGGTTCTGGATATACATCTATACCATCGGTCAACATTATTGGTAACGGTACTGCCGCACGTGCGATTGCAGATATCGACTCCGCTGCAGGAGTTGTGTCAAGAATCCGTATGGCAGATAGTGGACAACACATTGCACACGGTAGAGATTTTACGGTAGCACAAGTTAGTATTACTGGTGGTGGGGGTACAGGTGCAACTGCACGTGCAGTTCTTCCTTTTAGTGATTCGGGTGTGGGTGCAGATGCAAGAATAGATTTAAAAACATCGTCTGTCATGTTCCACACAATGATAGAAGGTAATGACAGTGACTTCCTTCTAGAACAAGATTTCAGACAAGTAACTTTAATAAAAGATCCTCTTTCATACAATGGTTCTAAAATTACATCCAATACTGCAAGTGCATTAGATTTTATGAGATTGTCAAGTATTGTTAACGGTTTTACAAAAGATAAACTGATCGAAGGTCAAACTTCATTTTCGAGGGCATTCATCGATGACATTGATTCTGATAAGATTTATTACCACCAAACGAAGGGAACTGGTTTCACTGCTTTCCAAGATGGTGAAATTCTTGAAGAAGTTACTGGGCCAGGTCAAGGCATTATTGACTCGGCACTGATACAACCAGAGGTTGATAGACGTACTGGTGATGTTCTTTACATAGATAACAGAAATCCAGTATCAAGAACTGCAGCGCAAGCAGAAGATATAAAAATTATTCTACAATTCTAAGGGTTGAACAATGGCAACAGTATATACAGATACTTTATTTGAAACAAAATATAAGGATGACTTCAACGATAGTGATGGTTACTATCGAATATTGTTCAACAGTGGTCGGTCGCTACAAGCGCGTGAACTTACTCAGGCACAAACAATCATTCAAAAACAGATTGAACGATTTGGTAATAACATATTCAAAGAAGGTGCAGCGGTCAAGCCTGGTGGACTATCGATTGACAACAGTTACGAATTTGTAAAACTTGACACAACATCATCATCCACAACTGCTAATGTCGGTACTATACTAACTGGTGCAACATCTGGTATCAAAGCAGAAGTTCTCCAAAGGGTCGATGCAATTGCAGGTGATCCTGTTACAGTATATGTAAGGTACGTTGATACATCTGCGGCATCTATAACAACATCCACACCAAGGTTCTTAGCAGGTGAAAGTCTAGGATCTGGTAGAGTTGTCCAAATTACAAATACAGATGTAAACCCTGCAGTAGGTAAAGGTACTCGTGCACTAACTGGTGACAGTATCTACTTTAC